TATAGCATCTTCTAGTGTTAATTCTGCTTCAAGAAATTTTATAATTATTCCGTGTTTGGTTGCAGTTTTTTTCCAATAAACATTTCTTTGAAATGTTTGGTTACATCTGTTAAATTTACCAAGTCCAATATAAAACAAATTTTTTGTGTCTTTTTCAAAATGAGCATATATGTAATGTTTACCCGATTTAGTAAAATTGCAATATAGTTGGTGATTTTTACCAGAATGACATTCTATCGGTTCAACAAAATTAAAGCTATCCATTAAAATAGAAACACATTCATTCTTACCTTCTTTACGTTGCCATGCTCCTGCCATATATTTATTTATTAATGTTTCTCCCAAATGTAATATTATTCTTAACCCTTATATCCTTATGGACAAACTGCCACATCTCTCCACTATCATTTAACACAACAGTATATATAGTATCAGTTTCATGCCCATAATCAGTTATAAATAAAATAATCCCATCTCCCTTACTCGTCTTTACCTCTATTCTATTTCTAGGCTCGTATATCACTTTTATCTATAACTTGCAGTCTTTTCTGCAATATTTTTAGGTTGTTTAACGAATTGTTTTCCCTTGCTATTACCTTGCGCCTTAGCTTTATTAGTAGCAGCTTTCTCTCCCGAACTAAGACTTGACCAAGCTGCTTCGGGTAAGTATCTTTTTTTACCCTTAGACTTAACTTCTGCGGAAGAACCCTTCTTCTTATTAGCAGCAGTAGCAGATGTCATCCACTTTTGCCCCGTCCAATCTTTTAAAGACTTCTGTGATTTTGCTAAAGCCATTATTTATAATTCCCGCCTTTAGCTTTATACTCTTTAGCAAGCATTTGTGCCTTACGAGCAGACCATTGACCCGCATCGCCACCTTTACTCCCCGCTTTTATACTTTCAAATAAAGACTTTCGCATAGAAGGCTTAGTATAATTACCCGCCTCATTAACTTTGCTCTTAGTAGCTTTTTTAGTTACCACGTTTTTCATAGTACAAAAGTATAAAAAAAAACTTTAACCAACATTTAATTTTTATTTCCAATAATAAATCTGAAATTTGAACTCATGGAACACAAATACGAACTAAAGATTTTTAATGGCAGAATCAAAGTATATGTTGACAACTGCGTTATGTTTTCCTTTAACCAAATTGACTTCGCAGGTTACTACTTCTATAAAGATGATACCGACCTGTACGGATGCGATATTACCCTCCTAAGACAAGGTGCAGGACAAGGTCTAATGGAAATATACTTCAAGTCAAAAGAAACTTGGCTCGCTGTTAACCAACTCCTAGATAGCCGTCTGTAACCGTTTGCAATCGGCTATTAAAACAATATAAAGGGTATCCCAACATTCTTAGCTATCATCGACAACTGCTGTACACTAAAGGACGTATAATCCTTATTACAGTTCTTTAAAGCATACCAATACCACCTATTCCTCTCATTGTTAAACCCACAAAGCTTCATTACCTGCCACCCATTCTTTAACCCATGAACATCAGCCACAAACTCTAAATAACTATATATCTGTGTCCGTATATCTCGCATATCCCAATCCTCAGGTAAAATAACCTCAAACTTCTTCTCGACATTCTTAGAACCCTTCGGTCTTCCCCCCTTATTCTTCCACCCAAACTCCCTCTCTATATAACCATCCAACTGATTATCTAAATCAGCTACACTCATGGGCTTCATCTCAGCCTGCTTCCGCAACTTCTCCCTCTCGAACTTTAACTTCTTGTTCTTCTTAAACTCCTTATGCCTAAAATCACTCCCCTTATACTCCTTCACGAAGTCATACTTACCAACTTTCATCAAACTCCCCCTACCATCTCTTTTTTCGTTTTCCATACTACAAATCTAATTAGTTTTTTTCTTTTTACTATAATCATCCTTCTCCCTACATGACCTATCACAAAACCTCCTGCGCTTCCTTCCCGTTACCTCAAAATACCCGTTACACCACTCACATTTGCAATAAATATCTATTTTCCGTGTTCTCATCGGGACAAAAGTACGGATTTTATACCATATACACAAGCATATTCACACATTTTTACCCAAAATGCACTCCCAAATAGTCATTTTAAACCATATCCTGCATATCATACCCTGCAAGTAAGGGTAACACTAAGAGAGCTGTATATAGTAGTCTATGCACAAGGGGGTACATAACTACACTAGACTATGCTAAAGGGGGTACTAACCCCCACCCACGCAGCGAAAGCCCCCGTCAGTTAAAACACCCCTCGCCCCTTCCTCGTAGGGCGTACCTACTAAAGCGGGTGACTTCGGAGGTTAACCTAAATTATTTTTTAGATTAGTCTAAAATTAAATTTCCCTTTGTCTAAATCCTTTCTTATTCAATAGCTTGCATAGTTTTTTAACTTGACAAGGGGATGAATTAAGGGGACAAATTACAGCCCCTTGCCATACCTTTGCACCTTTTATGTTTATGCTATAAATATTAGTTATTAAAATTTATTCTTTGGATGTATAAACTATAAATCTATTTTGCTTTATTGGTTTATATACTTGCTTTCCTTTCCTAACAAGTTTGAATAGTTTTTTTGTAGGGTTTATTCATTCATAAAACTTTGTTTTATTCATTCAAATAAACCTTTTTTTTAATACTTTCTAAATTATAAAAACAGCTATTCACATAAATAAGATTATTTTAACTGCTTAATAATCATGTAAAATATTAAAATATTTCACCATTCACATAAATAAGCTTTCCTATATTTTTACGTCCCTTTATGTTTGTACCGTGAATGAGAGATAAAAATAATATCATTCACATATAAATTAAACAAACAAACAAACTAAAAAAAACAATTTAAAGTTATGAAAAACACAGAAACAACAAACAAGTTAACTAAAAAAGAAATTAACGGGTTAAACAAACAAACAAACAAACAATTTAAAGAGGATTTATATAGCCTTACTAAGTTGACAAAAAATTGTAAACAAGGGGAAATTTTCAGTTCTTATATAGACGAAAATTGCAAAGCAAAGGGCTATAATTTTAAGTCAAACGGCGTGACAATCAAATTTTTTCTTGACAATACAGCGCCCGAAAAGTTACTTTTAAAGGACGGCACAAAACGCCAATTTTTCACCCTTAATATGGTTTTAAAGGCTATTGATACCTATATGTCAAAATAGGCTATTTACCGCCCTTGTTAGGTTTATGCACTCAAAGTGTAGTAAACCGCAAATATCGAATATTTGCAAGGGTGCAAAGGTTTGAAGACTTAAAATAAGCTCAAACTACTTTTATAAGTTTTATTTTTTCGAGATGTAAAACACTACACAGCAAAAAATTTAGCTTCGTTCTTTTCGTCCCTTGCAGCGTATAAAAAAAATACATTCAAATATTATTTGCCAAAAATAAGGCTGCAAATTTGACGTTAAATAATCGTACCATCGGCAAAAGTGCAAATATGTAATTATTTGTATAAATAATGGTATAAGTCAGGCTATTTGAGTACAAATGTAATTTTGTAGCTCCCTACGAGTTAGGTATATAGTGAGTTATTCACTTGAAAATTGGTTTGCAAGTCCCTTCACGGGACAGCTATGAAGTAAAGTAAAGGTATGCAATTTTATTATCTTTACCCATTAGGTTGGCTTCGGTTTATGTACTTGGAAAAAGTATGTAGATGTCAGATGTATAGAGAAAATACACAGCAAATACCCATATATGAAGGGGCTTAATATATCATATAAGAACTGTCTTTATTAAATAGCAATTTTAAACAGTTTCAAAACTAAAAATATTACAAAAATTTATATATTTATGGATAAAAAAGGGGCGAAAACTCACATTTTCAGCCCCTTTTTTATTGCCATAAAATCAGGCAAACGTGAAACGAAAGTCAGCACGGCAAAGGACAGCCTAAAAACTGCAAGGTGCAAGTTCCCCTTATTGCCTCAAATCCTAATAAAAAACAATATGAAAAAACCCTTTAAAATGTCAGAAATGCCAAGTAAAAAAAATCTAAAAACCTTTATAAATGAAAGGTTGTTTGGCGATGCAAAAGTAAAAAGAATCTCTACATTCAACTCCTTTGCAATAATATTCCATGTAGAATTGAAAGAAAACGAAATGCACTTTTGCCCCTCGTTTGCCCAAATTCAGAGCATACAAACGTACAAACATAGTTCGTATATAGTGTACACCATAAGCAATGATATTTATGGCTATGGCTCTATTATTTCAGAGATAAACTATTTTAGAAGAAATCCCGAAAGTGCAGAAAAAAGAAATTTAACCGTAATCTAAAAACAATATGAACAATCTAAAAAAAGCCAAAATCGCCCTCAAGAGCGTAATTATCTGCGTATTGCTAACAATAGCATACTTCCTTTACAACATTGGTAAAGACTACCAAGATTCTATGCCCACAATGTTTGCACTTATGATGTGCTGCCTTGCGGGTGTATGCTTATGCTCAATTCTTGAAAACATTTATATAGAGGAATAACAATATGACACCACTTGAAAAGCTAAATGCTTTGCGGGCTTCAAAGTTAGCCCCAAAAGCACCCGAACCAAAAACAG